CGTGAGACACATTTTAGCACCTTTATACATCCATGCTCCACCAGGATATCCTTGATTGATCATTATTTGCTCAACCCGTTCCTTGAGATTGTTTGGTATGGGTATATTAGTCACATCCGGTAATGGGTACTGTCCTAAATGATCTACTTTAATACTTCGTAAGTAAGGTTTGACAATGGTTTCCCGTATGTCTGCGTTTTCAAACATTCCTTTTTCATTGTAGCGATTCGGCCCGAACATTTTTCCACCAAATGCTCCACACATATTGATGACTCCTGCCACCATACTCGTTCCACTACGAGCGCAACCTGTGATTAAGATAGGTTCTTTCATTTCCAATACAGTTTGATCCAGTAATTCTTTATTTGATGCGGACGTGGGTGTCCATGGCAGCTAATGATACTCATTGATGCCGGAAGAGCAGTCCGATAATGCCGTGCATGATGCTTATAACTTACCACTCTACCAGGACAAAACACGTCCCATGTATCCGCAATATCATTGGTTACATTACGAATCCAAAATCGTTCCCGTCCTTGTGTCAGCTCTTCTGCATGTTTTATATCTGCGATCAACGGTTTCCAAAATCTTTGTTCATTTTCCTTACAGGCATAAAAGCTCATAATATCACCGTCCAACTTGAATCCTTCATCATAAGTGGTTTTTCCACGACTTAAAAAGTTCTGACGAGTACAAAACATTCCGTGATAATCCAACAGTGGTTTTAACGTATTAACAATAATAATATCCAGGTCTAAACACAGTACCTGATTACCAAATAATCCTGCTTCTTTGCTGAACATATACATCCGTGGAAGCACTCCATCTATGGTTACCATATTGATCGGACGAATTTCAATTTCTTTACTCATCTCACCTAACTGCTCATTAGTAAAGCAGACGAACTTGAAAGGTCGATCTGCAAATCGCTTGCAACCATTATACAGGTTTTCTACATACTTTGTTGCCAGCTCCTGTGTCACAGTGCCAATACGTTGCAAATGGTAAGACTGCTTGTTAACGTGTCCTTCCGGATTCTTGTAATCAGGGTACTGCCAACGGTCTCCCTGCCAATAAAAACAAATTATATACGTTCCTGTATCCATTTTACTTTATTTGGTATTTCGCGAAATGATATTTCTTTTGGTTGACCTGTTACAATTATTAATTCATGTGGTTTCTGCTTCAATCGTAATGCTGTTGTGGACTTAATCATCCAGTGATCTGGAAATGTAGGCTGATCCGGTGCAAAACGTCCCATTACGTCCTGATCCCCCCGGTAATGCTTCATAAAGTATTCATCATTTTCTTTCATCATATCATATAGAAAGCTGAATTTACCCGGAGTAAACAACATAATCCCTGCCTGATATCGTAGTACCATTCCATCTTGTTTCTTGGTAATCCTATTATTAAACATTACCAAATCCCCTTCATAATCTAACATCGGCTGCAAACTATCTACTACATATAAATCCTGATCCAGATACAATGTTCTACCTTCCGGCATGTCACTGCGATGTAACTCCATTTTTGCCCACCATCCTGGCCATTGATGCTTCAATGGAATCCGTTCTGCTGGTAAATCATTCCCTTCGTAATTAGTCAGGCAGTAAAACGTATAAGGACGATCCATATATTTATCCACATTGTTTCGTAAACGGGCAATATCACGGACTGTAAAATCTCTTCCTCGTATACAAGGTACCCAATACAAACACACTATATTTACTCGTTCTTTCATAACCATACATCCTCCCGTTTAGCCTCCCAACATTTATCAATTCCAACTATCTTGAAATTTGGTATTAATTCACTCACTGCCTGTAGTACGCCTGGCATATTGATGTCATGTCCTGAAATCATTCCGCCTATTTTAAGTTTTGGAGTCCATGCCAAAATATCTTTTTTTACACTTTCATATTTATGATCTGCATCAATAAACACGAAATCCAAAGTATAATCTGAAACCCGTCTGGTTACTTCCCAACTAATGCCCTGAAGCATCACCATCCTGTTATGATAAGGCAAAGTACGTTCAGTAAAGGTTTTTAAAGCAAACTCCGGATCGGGATGATTGATCCATTTTCCATTAACTTTCTTAATCTGCGTTTGTCGCTGCCAAAGATCCACCGCATAAAGAAATAAGTTAGGACAATTCTTAAATAAATACTCAGTAGTTGTACCTAAGTCTACTCCTACTTCTGCTCCAGAAGTATACCCCCTCTCTTTGATTATATTAGCCAACCACCGGTAACGTGGATTCCGTTTACCACGTACATCATTTGCGCCAATTAATTTCATACTACTTTACAATTTTTAAATACGGTAAATTCTCGTAAATCCCGATAACCACGTTATGAATCTGAGGAAGATTAATATCATTCTCTACAAGACGTTCCAAGGTTATTAATCCTTTTTTACCACTCAACAATAGATTAACTGTTTTCATAATTGTACATCCTCCTTTTTACAATACCAACACTTATCTTCTCCCGATTGTACCCGATGTCCTATTAATTCTCCGGTAGCACGTATTACTCCTATCAGGTTAATATCATGACCACTGAGCATTCCGTTTGGTTTAAGTTTCGGAGTCCAGGCAATGATGTCTTTTTTTACAGAACGATAACCATGGTCAGCGTCAATAAATACGAAGTCCAAACTGTTATCTTCTACCTCGTTAGCCATCTCCCACGACAACCCACGTAACTCAATGATCCTGTCTTTATACTGATCTGTTTGTATATCAAAAGTTTCTTTTATCTCTTCAAAATTCCAATCTTTATACACTCCTTTGCTGTATGTGGTGAAATGTCTTGGTTGCCACTCCCATAGATCCACTGCATATATAATCAACTCCGGAAATTCTTTCATCAACATCATTGTCGTATTACCTCGTTCACAACCAACTTCCGCCCCTATGGTATACCCATTCTCTCTGATTTTATCAATCAAAAACCAGTAGCGTTTTTCTTCCCGTATGGTTGTTTTCTTTTTCACTTTATTCGTTCGTAATCGAATGATAAATTAAGAATTGGTAACTTATTAGCTTTTCTTCTAAATATCCGATCTTCTTTAGAGATACTTTCTCCTCTGTTAAAATCCATATTCACCGCATCCTTAACAACAGAATTATCATACAGATATAAAGGAATGTTTAAAACAATATATTCTCCAGCATGTTGTTGAAAACGAGAATGATGTACTCCAGAAACTCCATGATACTTACCAGAAAATCGCTCATTATACCCTCCCATATTCCAAAATAATTGACGAGTCATAAAATTACAAAATCCATGAGATCCAATTTCCGTATTACTTCCTACATCTATACGACGAAACAAGTATATCTTACGTTCACTTAGAATTGGAATAGCAATTATCAGATGTTGTAAATCATTAGACCGTATTACATGATCAATATCCAAATTCAAAACCCAGTGTCCAGAAGCATTGTAATAACCTACGTTACGACAAGCTAAAAAATTAAATGGTAATTTTGTATTTAATTTGTATACTTTCACTCTTTTATTTGGTCGTAAAACCGATTTTAAAGGAAATTTTTGAGAACAATCATCCACTATGATAATTTCAACATCATCAGGATACTTTTCCCATTCAGATTGCTGTACCTTCAGCATCTCTGCATTTTCATAGTAACTATATACAATACTACACCCTACCATCCAAAATCTCTTTTACTGTCACCTTTCTGAAAACTTCAATTGCACTATCCGGGCTGGCATTTAGTATTTCAATACCCATCCTACGAGCATCCTTAGCAATCTGAGGAAACCCTACTATATGTCGATGAAATGGTAAATACGGAGCATCTTTTTTCTTACGTTTATACATACGATGCCAGTGCTGTTCATTATTTACTAATTTCATATCGAACCCTAATAGAATGATCCGTTTTGCTCCAGCATTTGCTGCCACGCTAATTGCCGCTGCTCCACTGTTTCCATTCCAACATACATACGAAGGATTATTGCTTATTCCTTTGTGACCCAATCTGCCTAATCGCTTAACGCTATTATCCGCAATCTTATCCGCATTTGGATTACAAGTAATCTTCAAACCAGGAAATTTTGCCAACCCTTCCATTTGTGTAAAATAGAAATTATTATCACCAAAGAATACTATTTCTACCCAATTACCAAGTAAATATGCAATGTTAACTCCAATGATATGTTTCTGATGAATTGCAGAAAGGTAAGGGGAATATGCACTAATAGGCAATTCTCCGTCAAGAACCTTTTGTATTATATTTTCAGGAACATCGAACTGCCGGGGTACGGAATGACCTCCCCCGATGATCCAACATTCCCCTCCTTCCCACATTTTAGGCACCTTCCACATATCTCACTTTTCCAATTCTTGTTTCAATTGATCTGCTTGTGGTTGTCGCAATGCATGATCATTAATTACATTACCATTTACATCCACTACATCCCACCAACTGCTTCCACGAGAACGAAGAAAGAATTTTGGAGGTTCCACTTCAATTTTAGGTTTTAGTTGGCTTGGTAATGGACTCAGTGGTTCTAACCAAGTGGTAAGTCCAAAAACTTCATATTCTGTAGCTTGAAATTTATCACCTGATTTTATAACCCGACCATCTTTCAAACGCATTGTGCCTCCCCCCTTCTTTTTCCACCAAATAGCACCTGTAGGAACATTCTGTCTTAATCTACGTACCATAATATTTCCTCCTTTCTAAGAAAAATATGACTTGATTAGTCAATCAGTGAATTAAGAAGCCGTTACTACCAACAGTCCACTACGATTGTTGTAATCACTACGAATCTGAGGTACCTGAATGGTCATAACTTTATACTTATGTACCATATTCCCTTCCTGACTCCATTCAACAGTCTGAATAGGCAATCCACGCACCAGGCGTACTACATCACTGGTCATCTGAACAAATATCAATGTAGTACTCGGAAGAGTATCTACAACTTTTATTCCTTTCAGACCGGCAATTTTCATAATACGTTCCCGGATGGTATTGGTTGTTCCATTGGACATGGAATCCTGATAATCACCATCAATTACAGTTTCATAAGCCGTAGGAATATACAGCATATACGGCCCGTAATGATAGTCATTTATCAATGCCTGTTTCATATCCAACACATCGTCAACCATTTCCCTCGGAGTCTTCGATGATCCTCCAGTCCAAGCACTAATGCTCAGGGTATTGGCATCCGGATGATTCAAATAACTGTAAATTGTACCACCACCAAAAGCGTATGTAGTATTTGTAAACAGCATATTTTCCAATCTTTCAGCCACCTTACGAGCAGCACGTTCAGCACTGGTAACATCCAAAGCATTTCCCAGATTACGACTGGCAGCTAATACACGACTGTTAATTTCATAATCAGCATGTATGATAGGCAGGGGTAAATATCCATGACTGAAATCCAGCCGATCTCCTTTTGAACGGGCAATACCATCCATAGTAACATCAGCCTCCATTGCGTCACTTACATCATGCCATTCCAATACCGTAGTACCCATAGCATTTCCTAAGTTGTACACAAGACCGTTATCAATCAAATCCTGCACTCCATTCAACCTTGTGCGAGCAACATCCAGTATTGCTTCATCCAACTGCTTCCATTCATCTCTCCTTAACGTGGCGTAAGTATGAGGAACTACCTTGTAACTTTCGTCCTTAGTAGGATCTCCTCCTTTATATATCGAAATATACGGTTTGCCATCTTCAGGATCGATAAAAGGACGCATTGTACCGGGATCAATTCTACCATTCTGCAAGAGAAATGAAGCAACTTCTCCCTGACCTTTTCCGTTCGCTAAAAAATCTACATTCATAATTTCCTCCTTTCTTTGTTATAAAATTCTTAATGCAATACGTTTGTTGTATCCAAGTGCTCCACCGGATTCCGCTCCACTGGAATCACTCAAGTCAAGAGCTTCCACAGCAACTCCAACAATAGCTTGCGGGTAAATAGTTTGTGAAATGGAACGAGCAATCTGTTTTGATCCACTTTCCCAACTTTCATCAACTACATCAGCAACGTATTTCTGCAGGTAACCTGCTCCGTTGCTTTCCAAGAAATCACCGATGGCTATATTCTGTCCATCAGCTAAAATACCATACACAATGTCACCACGAGTAGGTATCCATACCTGTACTCTTTCCGTTGTAGCGTAAGCATCGTCAATATCATCTCCTTCGAGTTCATTTTCGATTGCAAACATAGGCGGAACAACATTACCTGAAGCTGTAGCATGTGCTTTAACAGCATTACCACTGGTAAGCTCCAAAAGCATACCCGGATAAATGGTGCCTGATCCAGTTATTTCTTCAAACACATTCAGGTAATTTTTAATTTTAATGGTCTTATACGCCATAATTTTACCTCCTTTTTAAAAATTAAAAAATTACATACCAGTGGGTTTCAATGGAGCCACTGTTTTCTCCAATTTAGGTGGATTGCCTCCCATACCACTGTAGTTGTGAACTTTCAGTGTTTTGTTCAGTTTATCCAACATCGAGTCCGTCATTGTTTCCAATTCTTCTTTTGTCCAAACATCCTTTTCAGCATTGTCCAAAATCAATTGGATTTTTTCCTGTCGTTTCTCCTTGTAGGTAGCAATTCCTACATTCACCTGATCCTGTATCTCTTTAGGCATAATAGCAACATAATCCTCTACAGTCTTGAGTTCGGTACTCAAAACCTCCAAAGCCTTTGTTTTATTTACCTGAGGAGCAGGTTCGGGTTTTTGTTCGATAGGGAAGAGCTTGTCGATGACCGCTTCTTCCAGGCTTAACAGCCATTCCTTGTCAGCATCTGTAAAGTTGGTCAGTTTATGTGAAATAAGCTGCTCAATTTTAGCAAGACAACAAGGAGATTTTTCGTTAGCCATAACTTTACCTCCTTTTTTAGAATTATTATTTTGCAGGTCATTTGTCCCCTGCATAGACATTGCAATGTATTCCACATTTCTTCGCACTTTTACAGGATCTCCAACAAATTCAATCTTTGTATCCTGGTCTGTTAACCGGTAATCCTGTCGGAATAATTCAAATCCTTCAACTCCCCGTATACTTTTGGAGTAGATAAGATAGTTATCAAATACTTCCCCCAAATAATGAATACTTGTTTCATTATCCATGGCATTGATCTTTCCCCTTATCAAATCCAAACGTTCCATCATTCCCTGTTCATTGGTAATCATGTAAGCAGCAAATCCATGTTGATTTAACTGTTTTAAGTTTTCAGAAAAATCCATACTATTACCTCCTTCATTATTTATTCGTACACCACAACCGTCATTCCAAGAACATGCTCCTCTGCCTCCAGGCAGTAAAGCAAGATGATCCGGACGGTAATTACGTGCTATTGATGTATATTGTTCTCCGTTCCATTCTCCTTCCGTCATGTCGCTGTCGGTAAAAACACCCACACTGACATCCAGGGGTAATCCCTGTTTTATGTAAGACAGTACCGTGGGAGAAACAGTGGTTAGTTTTTCTTCATCCAACCATGCTTCTGCTTTCAACTTACCATCTTCCATTTTCGTATGAAAAATAGTTCCTACGGTCTGTTCCATCACTTCCGGGCTGTCAGCTGCAGAAAGATTCATTCCATCCTGTTGTGGATGGTTAACTGTTACAGGTCTACCATTCCATGCACCAGTAAACTTTGCTAATTCTTCCTGAGTATGAAGTATTGCTCCGTGACTACCACTATGTACTCCTTCTACCATCATAACTACAGGTACAATGATATGTTTGCGTTTTTGATACATCTTGATTCTTATTCTGTAATCATCAGTTTGTATACTGTGAATGCAAAAATTTGTTTCCATATTATTGTTATTTACTGTTCCATTAGCTTGTCTTATGGCTTTAGGCGTACAAGTTTCATCTGTTCCTCCATCAGCTATGCATTTTGCCAGTATGCTGTTGGCTATCCTAACCCACTGACTTTTCTGTTTATCAGTAAGTCCTTTTTTATATTTTTCAACATCTTTTACAGTCCAGGGCATAGTTTATTTCTCCTTCTTATTTTCCATTTTCTTAGTAATCGGTAATGCAATACATCGACATTGCGGATGGACAGGAATCATATTCTCAATCTGATCCAACGTAAACTGACGACCATGTAAAGCTGCACATTGTTCACATACTCGATCATCTGTAACCGTACGAAACTCCGCTATTACCTGTACTCCTTCCAATCCCCAATTACGATATTCCTGAATAGTGGCCATGTGATGTGCCCGGATAATTTCTGTACGTGCTAATATTTCCGCCCTACGACGAGCAGGAATAAACCGTCCCAGTGTATCAGTTAATCCTAATTCTCCCATTCCACTTCCATTAATCGTTCCCACCAATTTACGAGCCAACAAACGTGGATTATCTCCATCAATCATTCCCTGACTCAATACTCTACTAATCTGAGTACTCATTTGATCAGTTATACCTTTCAACTCTTCATATACTCGAGTGTATAATACTCCTACACGATCCATGTGAAATGGAGTTGCCATCGCCACCTCAATTCCTCCAGTACTTTCTAATGATGGTACATTCATCACCTTACTGTGTTCCATTTCATAACGAGCACGAATTACTCCTCGTTTATAACTATCAGTAATATATGTATTTGTCCATGCCCGATCAATAGGTTGTCCTAATTGTATGAATTCCCCTGTTTCCAATAATCCTTTATCTTTCTGTAATCGTAACCAATCCATAAACGCTTGTACTTTATCCTGACTACGAGCAAAGTTAAACGCATTACGTCCTGGCGGAGTTAATTGATATTTCTGTGGTTGGAGACCGAAACAATCCTGATCAACAATAGCTTCTACAATAACTCGAGTTAATTCTTTAAATCGACGATTTATTTCCCGTACAAACCTATCCCTGAGTATAGTAGTACGAGTAGGATCATATCGGTTAATATTTTTAGCCGTCAAAACTACTGGTTGCTCGTATGTACAAATATCACACAACGATTTTGCCTCCTTTATATTTGAAAAATGCACAACTGCAGTGATTGCTACCCCAGTCTTTTATCATTTCAAAACAATGTTTATTCTTTTCCATAAATTCAACTGGTGTAAATAAATCTTCTCGTTCTTTTCCTTTATGTTTGGTGTAAAACCAATAATCCAACAATCCCCACACAGTTACCCCAGGAATGAAATATTTTGTTACTACTTTTGCAGACTCAATGAATACTGGATTCTTCTTTGGAGCATCGAATAAACATATTTCAATTTTACCCCCGTTATATCGCTTTATCTCCGTTTCTATGCGTCCTCGATAACAAGTAATATAATTATACGTCGGACGAACGAAACGTTCAAATAACGGCTGTAAATCCTGTTTAAGACGAATTTCTATACCTTCCTCCTTAGCAATACCAATTTGTTGAATATTAGCCTTCCATTTATCATAACAATAATACGGAAGATTATATCCTGCCTGTTTCAATCCTTCCAACAGTGGTACTGTGGTTGCTCCTAACCAACAACCTAATTCAACAGCCGCTCCTTGACCAGTCCATTGACTACCTATCTGTCGTAGGTAGTCATGCACCTCTTTTGGCGTCATTGCTGGTATATTACTCCTCTTCATCTTCTTCCTCTTCAATTGTTTCCTCCTGTTCCTGTTCAGGAATAGGTTGTGTAATTATTTCCTCCTCCTCAGGACTCAACTCTCGTTCTTCTCCAATGGCAGCTTCCCGCATTTCTTTAATCAAATTAATCTGATCCTGAAAAAAACCAAGAAACATATCCAAAAATGCCTCCACTGGTATTACTTCCTCTGCCACAGGTATACTGGCATATTCTTTCAAAGCAGAAGCTCGTATTTTTCCAACTTCAGCCAATTCTTTTTCTCCATGTGCAAATAAATCACTCCACCCTACCTGATAATCCTCTGTTGAAGGAATTGGTAAAATACCATATCTTATACAAGCATCAACAAAAGGACGAACTATATTAACTTCTGCATGTTCCTCCCTACGAGTTTGAATAAAACTATCCCATTCATTTTGATCCTGTGTACTGGATAACTCCCCCCGTTCACTCCCCATAAGCATACGTTTTGGTATCCCCGTAACAGCGGAAATCATTTGTATTTGTACATCAACGTGATTTTTCGGATCGAACACTTGAGCTGCCAATGCTTCAATACTTATCCCTTCTGTAGTCAAAATACGACGCAGTTTATGTTCAAATTCATCAAACTGCGCTTTGAGATCATCCTCCACTGCATTTGTCATCTTATATTCTGGATCAACTTTAGCATGATAACCAGGACGGGCTCCCCTCCAAAACATCTCTGCACTTCCTCCTACCAACTTTTCCAAATCCATTAAACGATTATACACAGATTCCAAATATGGAATACCTTTAACTTCTGATTCCAGTAATTCGCGAGTGATATGAATTATCCGACTGTAATGAGTACGTAATACATAAGATTTACCCGAACCTTTTTCCTCCAGTGTAATATCATATTGTACAGGAAGACCATAGCGTTCACTCTTAGGATCATTATCATAACTATGTATTGTAACGTTATTTTCTCCCAGTGGACGGACATATAATAATGTTCTCTTTCCAGAAGATACTGGATTAATAAAATCACTTGAAAAACGTATATCATCCAATCCTAACAACAAAATACTGTACGTTCCTAAACAACATAGCTTATCTGTTCTGATAAACTTGTTTTTCAACTTTAATTTTTTGTTCAAATCATCCCATGCTTGTTCAAACATCGTTTCATTATCATCCTCACTTTCTATTAAATGCAAACTCCCTTTCCATGTATGTTTTACTGGACGATCAATAACTGCCTTTGCCATATCCTGACGACTGTAACGAACTGCATAATCTTTGTACTCAATTGTAGTAGGATAGCCAAGTGCTTCATATACGTCACGATCATTATCATACTGCTTACCTAAACGAGACATCAACTCTACTCGTTTAACAAGTACTGAAAAGAATTGCAAAGCATTGTTTACAGTCATTCTTGTATTCTTCATAATTTCCTGGTTTTCTTTATACCATTATGATCTTCAATAATACTAATCCGAGTTTCGTGCTCCCCCAATAATTGATCGTGAAGTTCCAATTTCTCACATACTTTAGAATGTTTGTCTCGAAATGTTCGCTTTAACTCATCAATACTCCCTTCATAAGCTATCTGGGTTGCATGTAAACCACTTGTTATATTTCCAAGGTGAGATAATTCCTTTCGTATATTCTTACTTTCCTCGTTAGCTTCTTTTAAACGATCACTAATATCATTGAACACCCGAACGATAAACCATCCAGATACTCCAATCAGCAATCCAACTACTGTTAAGACTATACCAATAATTTCAGATAGATTACCCATTTTGTAATGCTTTTGATTCTCCCTGTTTTTCCTTCTTTTTTGCCAACTTATACAGAATATCATTACTGAAAAATCCTATCAATCCCGCCAATACTAACTTAATTGGAAGCATTACAAACTCCAATCCAGGAAATACCCCACCAAGATAAGTAGTGGCAGAATCCCAATTTATACTGGTGTCTGGGTGATTGTAAAGAATCATTATCAGCAATACCACTAAACAAGATAAACCCAATTCCACATGATTGTCCTTCCACCAATATGTTGAAGAAAAATCACCCTCCTTGCTTTTATTCCAATACTTCAGTCCAAAACTGAGTAAAATGCCTAAAAATGCTAAGAACCATGTCATTGTTTGTTCCTCCTATAATTTATCGTGTTATAAACTTATTATCTTTCACAAGTGGTTTTCCGGTTGCAGGATCAATCAATAATATCCCTTCCCTGAATAACAATTCCTCTCCGTAGCTTGTACCTGCCTCATTAATAGCATACGCTCTTACATAATAGGTCAGCGTGTTATTCAATCCTGTCATCAGACTAATATACGCTCCTGTACCGCTTCCGTCTTCCGTCTTGCTGTCTGATGTAGTGGGTGTCCCTGTAGTATTCCAACACACTCCACGTACT